AGAACCCTAGAGTTCACCCGGATAGTGCTATAGATAAACTTGTCCGGAGTATAAAAGAATACGGCTGGACTAATCCGGTACTGGTATCGGCAGATGGGTATATACTAGCAGGCCACGCAAGGTTAAAAGCTGCAGAGAAAGCCGGCATTGAAGATGTGCCGGTTATTTATTTGCCGCTAGAAGGTGCGAAAGCAGAGGCATATTTGATTGCCGACAACAGGCTACAGGATGAGACTGACTGGGACTATGAAAAACTCAAAGATTTACTGCAGGAGCTGGATACTGGGGAGTTTGATATTGAATTGACGGGGTTTGATGTAGACGAGATAGAGGAGTTAATAGCACAGATCCATGTACCCGAAGAAATTATAGAGGACGAAGTGCCGGAACCGCCAGAGGAACCGATAACAAAACCGGGGGATTTATGGCTGCTTGGAAGGCATAGATTGTTGTGTGGGGATGCTACGGTAATTACTGACGTGGAGCGGTTGATGGACGGCAAGAAGGCCGACATGGTATTCACTGACCCGCCGTATAACGTAAACTATGGCGAAAAGGCATCCATGCTTAATGATTATCAGAAAGGACATAAGAACACCAGCAGCATAAAAAATGACAACATGAAAAAAGATGATTTCCTGCGGTTCTTGATTGATTCTTTTAAGAGTATTTATGTAGCGCTCTGCCCTGGCGGAGCTTTTTATATTTGTCATGCAGAATCTACCGGGCTTGAATTTAGGAAAGCAGTTCTAGAAGCAGGTTTCTTGCTTAAACAATGTATTATATGGGCTAAAAACAGCTTAGTTATTGGGCGGCAAGATTACCAATGGAAGCATGAACCGATTCTTTATGGCTGGAAGCCTGGGGCAGCACATAGATGGTATGGAGGAAGAAAAAATACGACCGTTATTGAAGATAATGCGCAAGTAGTTATTGAAAAGCAAGACGATCATGCTATTATTCATTTGTCCTTAGGGTTGCAGCAGTTGGCCATAAAGGTTTCTGATTATGAAGTGATTTTCGATGGTGATGATAACCTTACAACAGTATGGCGTATAGAGAAACCACAGCGGAATGATGTGCATCCGACTATGAAGCCTGTTGGCCTGTGTGCCAGAGCAATTGGAAACTCAAGCAAGCCTGGTGAGATTGTATTAGATGTGTTTGGAGGCTCTGGATCTACCCTGATTGCTGCAGAGCAGTTAAACCGTACCTGCTACATGATGGAGCTTGACCCGGTATATTGCGATGTCATAGTACAAAGGTATATTAATCTCAAGGGGCACGACGGAGATGTCTACCTGGAAAGGGACGGCAACAAGATTGACTTTCCCAACGTAACTTGATTTAATATTCCCAACGTGGTATAATTGAATCAAATATATCACGGAGGGTTAAAAATGGAAAATATAAGGTTTATATGTAACAAGTGCGGGAAGGTTACTAAGGAAAAACCGAAATACAAAAACGAAACATGCCCCGATTGTGGCAAAGGTAGACGGAAAATAGAAAAAAGATGCGATAGTTGTGGTGAATGGTTTAAGCCGGACAGGTACGACAGAAAGTATTGTTGTTATGCTTGCAAAGTAAAAGCACAAACAACAGGCAGAAAAACATTTCGCAGAACGGAAACCAAAGCAAGGAGTGCACAATCGTTACTTTCTTATCATGTAAAAAGGGGCAACATAGTAAAGCCCTCAGTTTGTGAAGAATGTGGCGAGACAGGGAAAAGAATCGAGGGTGCACATTATAATTATGATGAGCCGCTAAGGGTTAGATGGTTATGCAGGAGTTGTCATGTGAAATGGGACAAAGCAGAACCGAAAGGCGTTACTTATATAATATAGAGAGTAAAACGGTGGGAAAACTTCACGGGGCAAAAGGCGGTGTTGGCTGAATGAAAAGGGTATTTATATCTCACCCATACAAGGATGACCCAGAGAGGAACAAGAAGCGGGTAGATAATATTTGTAGGGAGTTGGCGGAGAGGGACGACATTCTCCTGATAAGCCCTTTGCACTTATTTAGTTTTATGGAGAATGACGATAACAGAGAAGAAATACTTCAGGTATGCTTCAGGCTTATTGATATATGCGATGAGGTTTGGGTATATGGTGACAGCGATGGGTGCAGGAAGGAAAGGGATTATGCCATTTCCCGAGGGAAAAAGGTTTTAAATAAGCGTGGTGATTAACATGGCAAGACCAACTAAATTGAATAAAGTAGTAGAAAGCAAGATAATTTCAGCTATTAGGGCAGGGAACTATATTGAAACTGCAGCAGCCTATGCTGGAATAAATAAATCAACTCTATATGACTGGTTAAAAAGAGGGGAAAGGGAAAAGCAACGTGTTCAGAAAACTCCTGGAGGCAGGATAAGGAAAAAAGAAACCCCTTTTGTAGAATTTTCCAACGCAGTAGAAAAGGCACTAGCGGAAGCGGAGGTTAGGGATGTTGCTATAATAGCCAAGGCCGCAGAAGATCAATGGCAGGCGGCGGCATGGAGATTAGAAAGAAAATTTCCGGATAGATGGGGGAAAAGAAATGTTGAAATAGAGCATAAGGGGCAGGTGGAAGTTAAGAACAATGATGTACACCGGATTGAATTACAACTTGCCAGAGACCCCGGAAGCAGAGAGCTACTCAGAGAATTGTATAGACGTAACAAGAGCATGGAAGATATTGGCGAAAATTGACTATGAGTTTTATCTTGAATATGTTTATAGGGGATTATACAACCACGCAAGGCATACAAAGCTTATTTGTGAAAAGCTAATGCAAGTAGAAGAAGGAAAAATAAAGAGATTAATGATATTCCTTCCACCTAGACACAGCAAGTCCATGACGGTAAGTGAAACCTTCCCGTCATTTTTTATTGGGAAAAAGCCAAACAGGAGAGTAATCCTAATATCCTATGGAGATATACTTGCTAGAAAATTTGGACGTAGCAATAAAAGTAAGTTAGATGAATTCGGGGAAGAAGTCTTTGATATAAGTTTACGAAGCGACAATGCTTCGGTAACGAACTGGGGAATTGAAAGCTATAGAGGAGGTATGATTAGTACAGGTATAGGTGGCCCTATAACTGGTGAAGGTGCTGACTTATTAATCATTGACGATCCGATAAAAAACCGAAAAGAAGCTAATTCGCAAACATACCGGGACATGATCTGGAATGAATGGCAGAATACATTATTAACCAGATTACAGCCTAATGGTGCCGTTATTTTAATCATGACAAGATGGCATGAGGATGATTTGGCCGGGAGGCTTTTGAATCCAGAATACGGGTTGATTGATGATTGGGATATTTTAAAAATTCCTGCACTTTCGGAAAACAAAAATGATCCTTTAGGTAGAAAAATCGGAGAACCCTTGTGGCCGGAATTTGGATTTGATAAAGAATGGGCTGCAAAAACGAAGAAATCAATAGGAAGTCAGGCATGGGCAAGCCTTTATCAGCAAAGACCGTCACCACAAGAGGGTTCAATTGTAAATCGTAATTGGTGGAAATATTACCGACAAGCACCAGAGAAATTAGATGAAGTTATACAATCTTGGGATTGTGCTTTTAAGGAAACGGCAGATGGAAGTTATGTTGTAGGACAAGTGTGGGGTAGAAAAGGTGCAAATAAATATTTATTAGACCAGTTCAGGGCTAGGATAGACTTTACCGGAACAATAAGAGCTATTAGAACATTATCAGCAAAATGGCCGGAGGGAAGATTAAAACTTGTGGAAGAGGCGGCAAATGGGCCAGCAGTTATTTCGACATTAAAACAAGAAATTTCGGGAATAGTACCAGTTCGTGCACAAGGCAGTAAAGAAGCTAGACTTCATGCAGTAGCACCAGATATTGAGGCAGGAAATGTATATATACCAGACCCGAGCATAGCACCTTGGATTCATGATTATGTAGAAGAATTGGCCGCATTTCCGAATGGAGCTAATGATGACCAAGTTGACGCAACAAGCCAGGCACTATATAGGTTAGGCATAAAATCCACAAGAACAACCAGCTACAGTGGGAAGGGGGCGAGGACATGATAGACTATAACACTTTAATCGGAATAGAGTTACCAGGCGTATATGGGGATATTCTACAAAAAGTAAATACAATAAACAAATGGTATTCTATATATGACGGAGAACAGGAATGGGAAATACCGGAGGGACTAGATTATTCGCCTACAAGAAAGATTACTAATCTAATAAAAAAGCTTATAGACTTTAGGGCTAGGTTTATGTTTGGCCAGGAACCGTATTTTGACATAAGACCAGTAAAGCAAGATGCAGAAGGTAGCACAAAGTACCAAGACGAAGCCGGAAAAAAAGAAATTTTATTAGAGGATATATTAAAGGCGAATAAGTTCCATTCTAAATTATTAAAAGCCCGGAAGGACTGTAGCATTGGTGGTAAAGTGGCGATTAAGTTATGGGCAGACCGGGATGAAGGGCTAAAGATAGTTTTTTCCCCGGCCCAAGAGTTCTTTCCCCAGTTTAACGAGGACGATATTGACCTTCTTGAGAAGGTTATTTTTTTATACGCCCTTAATACTGAGGAACTACCGGAAAACCAGCGAATTAAGAAGCAGGCTTGGGAGATGGTGGGTGATAAGTGTATTTTAAATGAGGGTATATATAACGGCAAGGCAGAATTAATAGAGGAACTATACACGGACCATGATACCGGGCTAGACTTTATCCCGGTTATTATTATTCAAAACGGGGGATTGACCGGGGAAACGGAAGGGCAGAGTGATGTTGAGCAGCTTTGGAGCAATCAAGATGCTTACAACAGGCTAAACAGCGATGATATTGACGCTTTGCGTTTTCAGATGTTTGGGCAAGACGTTATTACTGATGCTGAAGAAAACAGTATAAAAAATATCAAAATTGCACCGGGAGCATTAATAGACCTGCAAACTGATCCTACAGCTGGAGACAGGCAAGCAAAAGTTGAGAGATTAGAAAGCAGGTTTGCTTATGCCGACAAGTTTGCTGATACGGTAAATAGGATTAAGAATGATCTATATGATACCCTGGATGTACCTAATGTGGGACTTGAGCAACTAAAGGGGTTAATGCAGTCAGGGAAGAGTATGAAAGCCTTATATTGGAGCCTTATGGCCGCCTGTGATGAAGATTGGACAGAATGGAGACCGGCATTAGAACAAATGGTAGATTTTATATTCCGCATGGTAGACATCTATAATCTTTATGGTAGCAGACAAATAGCAAAATATGAAACAACATTAAAGATACACCACTTCTACCCGATACCGGAAGATGAAGCGGATGACAAGCGGATTGACATGGAGGAAGTGGCGGCACAAATCAGAAGCCGGAAAGCATACATGAAGAAGTGGGGCGAATACGAGGACATTGACAGTGAATTAGAACAAATACAGTTTGAGCAACAGATGTTAAAAGATGATTTTACCAGGGCATTAGAGGCGGAATTGGGTGATGAATAATGAGCTACCAAGATATGGTGAAGGAGGCCAGGAAAAAGACACTAAAGCTAACCCAAAAACAGCAACGGGAAATATTGAACATATACAAAGATACAATAACCAACCTTTCTGAAAAAGCCGCCAAAGCAAAAGACGGAAGCCTCACAGAACGATGGGCAAAGGACTACATGAAGCAGCTGGAGGAAGAAGTAAAAAACCTACAATGGCAATTAAGCAAAAGCACTAAAAAGGGAGTATTGCAGGCTGGCAAAAATGCAATAGAGCCGGACATAAACTTATTCAAGCAAGCACAAAAAAAGGCCGGTATAGACCTGGGAGATCATTTTACGGATATGTTTTCTAAGGCGCCAAACGACATTCTGACGGTTATGATAAGGGGCAATATGTATAAGGATGGGAAGGGGCTATCAGACCGTATTTGGGGTATTACGGAGGGATTTGGCAAGGACATTGAGTACATGGTCAAGCAAGGAATAGCTGAAAAAAAGAGTGCTTATGAATTGGCAAAAGACCTTGAGCAATTAGTAAAGCCAGAGGCCCGGAGGCCGTGGAGTTGGGGGACTGTATACCCTAATTTACGCACCAAACAGATTGATTATAGCGCCCAAAG